AACCATTTGTTACGCATTAGTGCAAATTCATTGATAATCTTTTCGTAGTCAACAACGTCTGCCTCACCGTCTACGTATTTTTCAACGTCACGGCTTGACAGAGCTCGTTGATAGTTCTCAAGATATTTCTTAAAAAATGAACTACGCAATCTACGTAGTTCAATATTTAAATAGTTTAGAATTGCTTCTATTTCTTGAAGTTGGTTAAACCGCTGTTCAACAATTCCTGGCATCTCAGCTGCTGCTTTTTCAACATTACCTTTGAGTCTAACTTCACGTTTTGCTTCTACAAGTTCAGTTTCAAAATATTGTATAGCACTTGGAATTTTAGAGATATCACGTGATACATCTGAATACCATCCCATTACTCATCCCACTCTTGTTCGTCTTCGTCGTCTTCATCTTCTAAGTAGTATTGAATTGCAGCATCTAAAAGTTTATCATTGCCAAGTGAAGATTTTAATGTCAAGTCGTCAACACCATAATCAACTAGTAAATCAACAAATTTTTCAGCTACAAGTTCTGGCTGTTTCTTATCTAGATAGTTTTTAAATAAGTTCCAGATGTCAGCAATTTGGTCTTCATCCATTTTCAGCAGTTTCCTCGATTAAGTTATCATCGGTATTTACCAATTCGGCTTCTAATTCAGCTAGTTCTGCTTCTCTTGCCAACCGTTCAGCTTCTGCTTCATCGGCTGCAACTTGTGCTTCTTTAGCTGGCAAATCTGCCATAACCTTATCGAGTAATTCGCCTGTCCAACGCTTGCGGAATTCTAGAATAGGTTCGCCGTTACTCATAACATACTCGTAACGATTACCTTTCTTTTCTAGTAGTCCTTTTGCATCCATCAAGTCAAACATACCTGAATATGGATCCATACCTGTTTCATATGGAATCTCAACTTGTACACTTTCAAACGGTTTGTTGTAACGTGTTTTCATTACTTTACACGCTGCTCTAATACCATGTACTTGTGATGTTTTGTTGCCGTCTGCATCCACTTTAAGTTTAAGTTTCTTCATAGCAACAACCATACTACTTGCATACACAAAACCCGAACCACCTGAGATCTTGTCATCTGGATCAAACATATCTTGCGATGCATACGTGTGGTTAGTTACACACATGCCTACATTGTAACTACCAAACATGTTAACACAGTTAGTTACAAGTGCTTTAAGTGCTTTTGCCTTACGACCAAAGTCGCCCTTCATATCACCTTTTTGGAACTGGTCCATTTCAGTAGGCGACATAAGCATACCAAGTGAGTCAACTACAAACAATACTTTTGGACGATCTTCTTCGTTCATTGCTTTGTAGTCTTCCATAAATGTACTAACTGTTTTAGCAACATCATCAATCATTGCCATATTAAGTTTAAGTAATTTACTTTCGTCTGTGTCTACCTTTAGTGCTTGTAGCCAAGTTTCGTCAAGTGCATTTTCACTGTCAATAAGGACAACAAAGATACCTTGGTCTTGTGCGTATTTTACAATATTACCTGACACAATATAAGATTTGCCTGCACCTGATTCGCCTGCAAATACCGACACCTTGCCTAGCGGAATACCTTTTTGAAAGTCACCACTTAGCAAATAGTTAAGTGCAAAGTTACCTGTACTAATCCAATCAGTTGGATCGTTGAAACCTGCACTCATACCCGTAATAGATTTTGTCAACGAATTACGGAATTTCGTTGGATCGAATGTTTTACTGACCATTGTTTCTCCTATCTAAAAAGCGTAATGGGGGATTGCTCCCCCACTATAGTTTATCAACCTTGACGTGAACGAATCATTGCAAGGATATCTTGTGCTCCACCTTCAGCTGGCGCTGGTGCTGCTTCTGCTGCAACTTCTTCATTAGACTTAAACGGAATATCATCATTACGTGTGTCTACTGCTGGAGCAGGAGCTGGAGCACTTTGACTAACAGCCGTTGCTTGTGGTGATGCTGGCTTTGACGGATCGCCTGTACGTGCTTGCATGCCTGCTGGGCGGAAATATTGACTCCAACGATCTGGATCGTAGGCTTCGCCATCTACACTTGCTTCAAACATTTCTGCAAGAACTTTAACAGCCACTTCGTCTGGCTTTTTAGGAAGGAAGTCGTTGAGATTAAACAGTCCGTGTGTATTAACTGCATTCATCTCACTGTCACTTAGTGGACGCTCTCTACGTGCCCAATTACTTGCGCCGTAATCTGCATATCCACCTTTGGAACCTTTTGCAAGACGGAAGTCTACACCAGCAGTATAATCTGTTGGTAATTCTTCCATATCTGGATCCATAAGAGCTGCCTTAATTAACTGAAAGATTTGTGGACCAATAATAAAACGTCTAACAGGATTTTCTGGTGTAGAGTCCTCTGCTAGTGGATTATCTGTAACAAATCCTTGGAAGATATATGAACGTTTCTTCCAATATTTACGACCCATATCTTCTAATGCTGGATCTTTAAACCAACCACGTACTTCCTGTAGAATGCCACAGGATTCGCCGTACATTTCCATGCATGGAACTTGTACTTGTACTGGGCGTGAACTTGTGTCGCCCTTAATACCGCTAAATGGAAGTTTAATCATCAAACGTTCTTTCCAGAAGAAAGTGTTTGAATCGTCCCCATCAGGTAAGAAGCGAAGAGTAGTTTGTTCGCCTTCTTTCATATTCCAAAATGGGTAAATTGCGTTGTCGCCACCGCCTGTGCGTTGACCGCCTGCGCCGGCTTCTTGTTCTTTAAGTTTTGCTCTAATTTCTGCTAATGATGCCATAGTTATGCCTCCTATAATGTTGCCTATGTCTTGTGTTGTTGTATGCCTTAATGTGCAGTACTATTACATACTACACTGTTTTATTTACCTTGTCAAGTCTTTTCTAGTCTATTTCTTTAAAATCAAATGTGTTTCCAGTATGCAACCAATTTTCTATTTTTGTAAGTAAATTTTTATGTGCGTGTTTAGGAAGATGATTGTTACGCGGATCATTGCCGAAACCGTACGTTGGTGGAAAAACGTTATATACTGTATCTTTAGAGCAATAAAAATTTTTAGTATTTTCAATAGAGAGCCTGAAACCCTTGCGAAATTCCAAATCAACTGGGCATCCTGCAGAAACTACATACATTTTTTTAAAATATTTGCTCATTTCTTTAAGGATTGTAATAATTTTTAACATTTCGGTTTGAGTATATGTACTGTGTAAAACATATTCATGTAAAAACAAATCAAGAAATGAACAACGTTCACCGAATGATTCGCCTACAAGATTTAGCATTTCTTCTCTTGTTTCTAGATCCCAGTTGTTATTAAGATGAACAGCATAAACTTCTGAGTAAGACTGGTGTCTTGGGGTTTGATTATTTATAAATTTTAAATTAAATCTGTATATACTAGGTATAACAAAAAATACACTAATATTTTTAAGTTTTTCTTTTTTTGATTTTTTAACTGCGTCTATAAATCTTTGCAGTTGGTAATCTGGGCCTGAACCGGCTACCGAGTAATTTATTACTTTTATTGTTTTCTTAATAGCTACAGGCCATGCTACATAGGTTAAGTCATTTCTATATGTAGGATCGCAATGACTATCTCCAAATATCCACAACTTTTCTTTTTTCATTAGTGATTATTTTAAACCTGCTAAATTCTTAATTCTGTTTATTGCTGCTTCTTTTCGATTTTTAATTGATCTTTCATCTCTAGACTTTTGAAGTTCTGCTTGACGATCGTCTCTACCTTTTTGAATAGCATTCAAACGATCGGTTCTATCTTTTCGAATAGTTGCTAAACGAGCATCTCTATATTCGCCTTCGCCTTGCTGTTTAGCCACTTCTGTTTCTGGATATCTGCTATACTCTGCTTTTTGTGCGTTACGCTCTGCAACCATAGCTTCTACTTTTTCAATAAATTGAGCAGCTGGTTCTACATATTGAGGACCATAATCTTTTTCTACCATAGTAAGTACTGCTGTTTCGCCTTTAGGAAAAGTTCCGTTTTCTCTATCAAAATAAGATAGAATAAACTCTCCAATTGGTGTCTTTTGCTCTTCTTCTGGTTCTGGTGTGCCTGCTTTTGCTAGTTGCCCTTTTTGGTTAATTTTGACATCCATTGTATCGTCTGCTTCAGCATGACAATCTTCTTCGCAATCGCATCCTGATTTAGGATTGCCTACTTCGCAACCACAATGCTTACAAGTATCTGTACTTTCAGCAAACTGTCCCATTAGTTTATCAATTGCTTTTTCAATAAGAGAATCAATACTGCTTACTGTTGTTTCGTTTGTTGCCTTGTTCTTTTCGTGACAGTCGCAATGCTTGCAATCTGGTCCACATGCACATTCTGTTACAGGTTTGCCGCAACATGCATCTGGGCACATTTCAACTGCTTCTGCGACTAAATCTTCTGGACCTAATTCTGTTGGTTTTACAGCTTCGCCTACTAAGTTATAAATGTATGGAAATACATCTTTTAATTCTTCATTGAACTGTTTAATAGTTAATTGATCTACCCAGCTATCAGCAATATCAGTTGGTACATCTTCAATTACTGGTACTACAAAGTTTTCAGCAGCTTCTTTGTAATATGCAGGTTTTTGTAAATTTGCAATTGTTTGTTTTACTTCTTTAATACGGCCTTTAACAACATCGCCATAACCTTCGAGTGTTTCTGCCATTACAGTACTACGTCCAACATATTGATTGAACTTGCGTAGTTTTGACATCTCTTCTGACAAGCCGGAAATATACTTGCCAAAATCGTCATACGCATGACCGCCTTCACTAACATGCAATGCCATAGCTCTTGCACCACTTAGATGCTTGTATGGGTATTTAAATTTTTCACCACTTGGCGATTCAATAAAAATACTACCAATCTTTGTTCTTCTACTTGATGCACTTTCTACATTAATTGGAGCCGAATGCTTAATTGCTATTCTTGCACTTCCAATTTTTTGGTAACTAATTCTATTGCTACCATACATTGCTGATTCTGCCATATTATCTCCGGTACGATTTACTGCTAAAAATTCGTAATCTCTTTTATCTAAGTTTGTTTTATTGATATCTCTAACATCAAACTTTAACATGCGTTTTTTTGCAAACACCCTAAGCTCTTTTAAAAAGTTATACCAATCGTCTTGAATTGATTCTACTTGTCCATTTACAAAGTCTTTTGCAACAATTACAGTAACACCATTTTCTTCATCAAGAGATACACTTACTTTTCCTAGTTCCATGCCTTTTGTTTTGTAGGCAAATTCAAAAAAGCGAGCTTCTTCGGGTACATTTGTTACAGTACCGTTTTCGTTACCAATTTCTACGTCGGTAAAACGTCCACGTATCTTATTAAACATATCTGATGCAAAATTATTAAACTTATTCATACTTATATTTATCAATAACTGCCACTAACAAAGATAGGCATGGGCATTTCGTAGTCTTCTTCTGCGCCCGATTCCATCTGTGTAAATGAATTATAGATATTAATATCCCAATCTTTCATTACTGTAATCATTCTAAGTACGAGCAACATTGAACTAATTAAGTCATCAGTACCGCCTGGCTTTGCCTGATAACTACTGCCTGTTGCAACAAATGCTTTTAGTTCACTTATAAAAGGTTTACTATGAATAATTAATTTTTTATTTTCAACCATTGTCTTTAATCTACTACATGCAGTTACTTTTGCACTATGTGTAGTATTAAAGCCTTTTCTAAATTTACGTACATGGCCTTTACGCATTGGCTCACTAATAAACATACCAGGTATATTTTCTTCGCCGTGATCGTTGATTACAATTAGGCATGCTTCGCCAATACCATTATTTTCAACACTCCAATATATACCGTTATCATCGCCACGTTCTTTTGCTATGTAATCGCATATGTCTTTTAGTACTCGTATCTGTCCTGGAATACTAGTTGTGTTATGTTGCCATTCAGCAACTTGTATGTATGTAGGAAGTTCGACTACCTGTATTGCACTATAGTCTCCACCTGTACCCATACTAGGATCAAGTGCTATTGCGTAATTCTTATCAGGTGAAATTTTTGTATAAAAACGAGTTTGTCCCATTTGTAAGGAAGGTGCAACACCTTCCATTTCAGTTAGGTGTAATGAATTGATTAGTGTTTCGTCAAAGACTAAGAATTCACATCCGTATTCACGTCTAAAACGTTCTTCACCAATACGTCCAATTTCTTCATCTTTCCATGCTTCGTCTCTATCAGGATGTTCGCTCCAATGTGCAATAAAACTATGAAAGCCATTTGTGCCAACTTCTTGTTCATTGCCATGTACATCAAACTTTTCTTCTGCTTGTTTCCATATCATAGCAAACGTATCTTCGTCACTATTCGGAGTGCTAGTAATAATAGCTCTACCACCAGTTGCTAGTGTTGGCGAAATTGAAGTCCAAAATTCTTCAGCAATGTTTGGAGGCACAAATGCAAACTCGTCACAGTATAATAATGAAATACTCAAACCACGTCCTGTGTTACCAGTTGTTGTTTGACTAATAATACGTGAACCATTTTCAAACTCAATACTACCTTTGTTGTAACTTGTAACACCTGCTCTAATATGATTAGGACAAAGTTCATATACGTAACGTATACGT